GGTAGACAAGAAACACGGCACTCGCTGCTGCAACAGGTGCAGAGTAAGCGACGAAGATCCAAGGGCGCATACCTAGTCGATAACTAAGTTCCCATTCTCGTCCCATGTAAGCGTAGATACCGATAAGGAAGTGGAAGATAACGAGCTGGAAAGGTCCGCCGTTGTAGAGCCACTCATCAAGGGTGGCTGCTTCCCAAATCGGATAGAAGTGCAGGCCAATAGCATTGCTGCTGGGAACGACTGCGCCTGAGATAATATTGTTCCCATAGAGCAGGGAGCCGGCAACTGGTTCTCTAATTCCATCAATGTCTACTGGGGGTGCAGCCACGAAGGCAGTTACAAAACAAATGGTTGCTGCAAGAAGGGTCGGGATCATAAGGATTCCAAACCAACCAACATACAACCGGTTATTAGTGCTGGTTACCCAGCGGCAAAACTCCTCCCAAGTGGATCGGCTTTGCTGTTGTGAAATAATAGCGGTCATTTAAAAGTGCGGTTTAATTTACATTTTTATGTATTTGAGCACTAAGTAAAGCCCGCCCAAGGCTCACATCCAGTGACGGGCTATGTTCAATAGCTAAATCAGAAGGCCCACTTCACGCCAACCTTACCGCCATAGCTAGCTTCTTCATCAGAGGTCATGAACGAAACCTCACCGTAGAGATCCAGGTTTTCCGACACAGGCACAGCAGCGCCGACCTTGCCGGACCACTCCACCTCAGCTTCAACACCAGAGGAAGACAGGATAGCAGGACCACCCTGAATATACCAACCGTCACCTTCGTAGCCTACGTGGTTCTCGATAACAGAACCAACATAGTCATCACCATAGTAAGAGGAGTTAGCCTCAATGTTTGCGTAGGGACCAGCAATAGCACCTTGGGCACAACCGAGGAGGAAACCGGCAGCAATAATAGATTTCATGATAAATAAAAGATTAGGGGTTTACTTTTTCTTCCGCGTTTTAGCGGCTTGTTTAAACTGTTTGGCAGTAGGAGCACCCTTGCTGCCAGGTTTGCGCATTTTTTCTCCACTACCGGCGGCGATCCGCTTGCGCTTGGCGTGGATGTTAGCATACAATCCAGGTTTAGCCATAGTTAGCATTTCCATTTGCGTAGTGCAAGAGCCTTCCGTGTAGGACGACCCTTACTATCTTTCATCGGTCCTTTCACACCAGACATTCTAGCACAGAAAGAACGCTTGCGTGGACCACCACCAGGCTGTGGAGCCTTTAGGTTAGATCCAGTAGCTTTGTTATATTTACGACGACCGGCTGCTGTCAGACCACCAGTCCTCGATTTGTGTTTACCAATTTTCAGACTAACTGATTTTTTTGTAGCCACCCTTTTTACCTCCTTTGCTACCGCAGGAGCCTTTACCTTTGTGTGCCATTACTTTTTCTTAGAACGAAGTTTTTTGAAATCAGCAGCATCAATTTTCTTTTTGTTGCCAGCCATGCCAGCAATCTTCTTTTGACCTGCAGACAGTTTCTTTGCAGGTTTTTTAGATCCGTAATGTCCGGGCATTACCAAACTCCGGGGATAATTTGACCAGTGATTGCATAAGCACCAAGAGCCGCCATGACGCCAAGCATAGCAAGACGACCGTTAAGCTTCTCAGCCTTTTCATTGTGGGTTTCAGTTACATCCATAATAGTCATAGGTGGTTCGATTGCGTAGAGGTTTAGACGACCCCGTTCTTCAGTGACAGTAGTCATCAAAATTGAACATCAGAATTTTCAAGACGGCGCATCACATCATTGCGGTACGCCGGGTCACGATCATAGCGTGGATCGCTCATAGCAGCAACCAATTCCGCTTGACTCTTAAACGAGTCGTCGGTATCAGCTGCACCACGCCCCGTAAGCGTCTGACCATCAGAGCCTACAGAGTCATTGTAACGTGCTTGCAAAGCTTGGACAGCATAGTAGATAGCGTTGGGGTTACCAGAACCCATTACACTATCATACATCTCAACCTCTGATTCGTCAAAGTTTTCTGCTGCCCAATCAAGCATGGATTTGTAGGCTTTATCACCACCTACCATATCCATCAGCATTTTTGCTTGTTCGTCGGATAGGACTTCTGCTTCTCCGTCGTCTTCTGTTTCTTCTGACTCCGCCTCTGCAGGCTCACCCTCGTCTTCGGGGGCTGGTACTTCATCACGTGGTTCTCCAAGTTTCTTTTGAAGTTCTACATAAGCCTGTTCAAGGGCTTGGGTATCTTTAAACTTACCAGCAAGCAGAGGTGATTCACCTTGCTCAAGAGACTCAGCAATTGCAAGAGACTCCTTTTCATCTGAGTTAAGAATCTCAGGATTAGCAGGAGTCTCATTCATTGTAAATGTTTCAGCCATTCATTATTGGGGGATAGGTGGTTGTTGTTGTTGTAGCATTTGCTGCTGCATTTGCATCTCAGCTTGTGTTGCCTTTTGATCAACAGCTGCCATCTGAGGTGCCTGTTGCATTGCCATCATCTGTTGTTGCTGAGCTAGTTGTTGTTGCTGTTCATCTTGGAGTTCTTGCATACTCTTCACAAGGTTGAGTACGTCAATACCAGACGATGCTGCCAGACGTTTGATGACTTCATCCGGGTTGATGTATTGAGTAATAGCATCTGGACCCATAGTTTGAGCGATGACAGTAAGGAACTGAGCAAGTGCTTCACGGTCTTGACCACGACCAAGGGCATTGATACCAGCCACAATCGTAGGTCGTACGACATCACCTTTCGGTAGTCGTGGGATGTCACCAGTCTTTTGTGCAATGTTAAGTTTGCGGTTAAGATAAGGAACCAAGAACTCAACAGTAAGCAGGGAGAAAAGCCCACCGAGTTGTTGTTCCAGTTCAAGTTGTGTCATACGAACCTCTTCCGCCGTGGTGCGTTCGCTGTCCCTCACGTTGAGGATCAGGAATGCTTCGTTCAGCCGTTGAGTCAGTGACCCAATCATCTGATACGCAGTGGAGAAGTCGGCTGTTTTCCCAACCTGTACCACACCAATGTCATCAGGGCGACCTTGGATGATCGCACCGTTACCTGCATTAGCAAGCGTCTGAGGTTTGGTTGTTGAGCTTGGGCTGACAGTAAACACTACCTTAGCAGCTGCAGCGCTGCCTTCAACGATGGCTTGTGACAGAGCTTCAAGTGACTTTAGATCTCCGATGAACTCTTCGACTCTACCACGACCGTAGACTTCTCCGTCTACGTGATTGAATCGTAGCACAAGCCAGGGGTTAGCGTCAAGAGGTGCCTTACCCATAGACTTGGGTAGGATTTTATCATACAACTCTTGGTGCCATACCATTCTGTTGTTGTCTCGTTTGATGTGCGTATAAATAACACATTCATCATTTGGTTCGTCGGTGTTAGCAACAACACCTTCGTCCTTGAAATCTGGGTAAAATTTTTTGACAATTTTTTTAGAGATTGTCTCCTTTGTTACGATTTCAATAACATTACCGTTACCATCTCTATCCACTACATAACGAGACAGGGGATAAAGCTTGAGCCCATCTTTACTCATAAAGATCAAGGCATTTCCAGCTACTACAAGATGCTTTAGTGCTTGGTGAACTACAACACGATCACCGGATTCCGCAATGGATTCCATGACGGTACGCTCAACCTTAGCAAACGACAAGTCTAGCTCAGATCTAATATCAGGACCAAGATCTTGAGGGAGGTTAATATCGTTAACCTGCAATTTAAAGAAGCTGGTTTGCGGCGGTAGCAGTGCAAGCATTAGTTTACTTGCAAGCGTCGTCACACCTTTAGCTCCTGTTGATTGCCAGGGTGTTGTTAGTTTAAGAGCACTTTTAGTTGTGTGCTCATCCTCCCTAATAAGATAAGGCAGAGTTAGATTAGCTGCTTGTCTAGCAGTGTTTAGGAACTGTGAACGGCTCGAAGACAATGCATCATATCGAGACCTAGCAGTCATTATACGTTAATACCTCCACTCATTGTTCCCAGTCTATTAGTAATACCTTGTGCAACAGAAGATACTAAATCAGACCTACGTTTAAATGGCCTGGTACCATATGCACCAGTTCCAGGTTCAGTGCTACCAAACTTAAGTTGAGGTGCAGCAGAAGCAGCTCTCATTTGATTAGCAATCATAGTCTGTCGGCTAATAGCAGCTTGGCGTGCAGCCTCTTCTCGTTCCGCTGCAGCCCGTGCTTCAGCTTGCTGCTGTGCAATCATCATATCTTCAAACCTTTTCTCTGAAGCAAGAGCCCGTTCATTAGCTTCATTTCTAAACTGAATCATCATTTTTTGAAAATTAGCTTGCTGCTCATCAAACCTTCTTTGAAATTCTGCTCCGTAATCAGGCTGCTGCGCCTGCTGCTGCTGAGCCTGTGCCATCAACTGACTTGACAGCTGGTTGATCTGCTCTGAGTATGGAGTGGTTGGAGCCGGTGGAGGAGTAGCGCGGGCAGGAGCTGGTTTAGGAGCTGGCCTACTGCTAGAAGTAGGGGTCTTTATACTAGATTTGTATGTTGGGTTCCGCAGCTGCTCAAGGATTCTCTGACCTTCACTAAGCTTGGTAGCATTAGCGTTGATGCCTGCACGACGTGCTGCATCTTGAACAGCACCTGCCGAGTATGAACCAATCTGACGGAAAACGGCGTCTGTTTTACCTTGTTTTGTTTTTTGCGCTTTTTTATAAGCAGGTGATTGACGCATCATCTGCTGAAGGAACTTATTATTACTACCGCGGCGGCCTCTTAAACCTGGAAACTCTGGCCCGGGCTGGTAAATGTTTACAGCACCACGATTTTTGTTCTTTTTCTTTTTCTTAGCCATCAGTTCTCCTCCATGTATTTAATGACCCACTCAACGACACTACGTTGACCAGATCGGTACATAATTTTTTCCATTGTATCGTCAGGTGTTGGGTTAGTGGGTGGAAAGGATTCTTCTAGTGCATGAATCAAACCTCGGGAGTTCATCCCAAGGACTTCAAGCATATTGGGGGAGGTTGACATTGCTATGCTCGAAGAATGCTGGCATTCTAGCTGCTTTAGTTGCGGACAATTCTGGGGCTTTACCCTCATACATTAGCCGGTCGCTAGAATCCAGCCAAAATTTTTTGTCCAAATATTTATCGGTAGTATTTACACCTAGTGGTTGCATAACCCAGTTGATGGTTGCTTTACGCAACTTGTCAAGGCTAGGAGAAATGTTGTAACCAAGCTCGGTGTGTGCCAGTGAGTTGACCGCCACATGAATCTGTTCATCTCGGCTGATATCGGCTGAAACCGTCCTCATCCCAGGGTCACCATTAAAGCGGAAGAATGGTAGAAGAACGAAGAAAATCGCACGTTCAGCCACCATGGCTTTCGTGATCGTGTGATCTGGATGTGCCTCCCAAGCGGTCCTAAGCCGGTGCGCTTCTTTCTCAGCTTGCGGATCAACACCGTAAGCATTGGCGATGTAACCAAGTGCGAGGTCATGGTTTTCTTCATCTTTAACGTTGGATGCCAATACCTCACGGGCCAACGTTGGTACTTCATTATTGAGGGCATGCTTAATAAAATCTCCCACAGGCAGTTCCATATGTCGCAATGCAAGAGCACGGAAGATCGTCTCCTCCGCGCCTTCTTTGCATGTACCAGCAGTTGTCTGTACTGGTGTCCATTTGCGCTTCCGCGCCATTAGTTTTTCGTAAGGGTTCATTCTGCACAATCACATTGAGGTTCTGGTGTCTCCTCATCAGTGATTAGGCTAGCAAGATAATCATCGACTTCACTCTCTTCGAGAGCAGCATACGCGCTTGACTTATCTTGAACGTCGCCCATCACCTGGAGACTATAATAAAGAGAAGTCTGGGGCGATTCAAGCCACTCCTGGATAAATGCTTCATCATACGTGACCACATCGGACCACGAATTGAAGCTGTAACCATGTAGAAGTCCAGTCTTGTTAAGTAGAGTCATGATGCCATCAGCAACACGTTTGTAGGCTTCCCAGCCCACCTTAGAGGCGATCTCTACGTCACCATAGTTGTACGTTTGTACTCCGAAAGTACCTGAGTCACGATCGACTGTCTGCGAGATAGGCGGAGCGATTTCTGGTGTGCAAGTATAGCCATCCAAATCTGTGCTTCGATAACTGCAGGAGGCAGTGGGCGCAATAGCAAAGGCTCGAACCATTTTATAGTTGCGAGCAATGCTGGCTGCTGACTCAATGCCAGCGTTAATTTGGGTGACAAGTTCATAGGCTGCAGACCGTACTGATTCTCCTTTGTTGAATTGTTCCAACGCTCGACCAAACTGGTCATACGTTACTCCGTATCGACGAAGTAGGTTGGCGAGTCCGAGCATCCCAAGCCCCACTTGTCGGTCAGTTTCACTGGAGAGATACTCTCCGCTTTCTCCAACACCTGTTTTACCATGCAACTCGCACAACTGGGACATACCTTCAGTGAAAGCATTAGGGATGTCGTCGAATTCACAGGCACCGAGAGATACATGTTGGAGTAAACAGGTACCTCGTGAGGGCAGGTAAACCTCAAGGCAGACGTTTCCTCGGATGCGTTTTCCTTCATTGTCGTATTTTACTTTGTTGAGCCAGATGTCTCCTGATTTGATGCCGTAGAGGAGGTCCTCCTTAAACGTACACCCCTCCCACCATTCGGAGGTGATGTTGATGCATCGCTTAACCCACGGAAGCTCGGATCTAGGAGTGAGAATAAAGTCACGAGCATCAGGATGGGATAAATCAAGGTGGCAAACAATCGCACCGTTACGATAAGTGCCCCCGCGCCGAAGTATTTCATTTAGCGTTGAGTAGATTTTTGCAAAGGATACTGGCCCACTCGCAATGAGTTTGTCATTTCCTTTAATCGATTCTGTTCCTTTGGGTCGCAGTTTCGACAGGTGGATCGCGCAGCCTGCTCCATTTCGTAGAGCATGACTAGCAAATTTCCAGCTTGCTTCAATTCCATTAGGTCCCTCCATTGAGTCCTCAACGGTGAATACCGTGCACGACACCGGCAGCCTAGACGTTGGATTATCCAACCAAGATTGGACACGTCCCGTGCGAGAAATGTAAGATGCGGTCATTCTTCAGTAGTTTCTTCTTCGGTAGTTGTTTCGTCTTCAGTTACAAGCATAGCATTGCACGCTGCAATAGCACCTTCCAACCGCTGCAAGTTTATCACGGTTTCGTTATATTGTTTAACAAGTTGTTCTTTATATTCAGCGGGTGTCATGGGTTAATAAGGTCGTTTAAAACAGGTGGTTGGTAGTTTGGTCCCTTCAGGACCTTGCCGTCAGAACGGCGGA